CCCCAGAATCATGCGGCCAGCCAGTGACCGCGCGGTAATTAACTCATTGCTTAACAGCAGCTGCCCCAGCCCGATCACGGCCCCGATTAGCAGCAGCTTGGCTAACAGCGATGTTTCTCCGTTTGGCATGTTGTCAGCCCTTCAGATCGCGGGTGTCACGGGCTGACAGGTACGGAACGCCGTCAATCGAGACAAAATCGGGGCTGGTCACCATGAATTTGATTTTCTTCGTGGTTTCCGCAGCGTTTGTACTGGCCTCGTTGGGGTTGATGTTGACGATATCGGACAGCATCGGAACGCAGCCAAATACCTCGATCTTCTCTTCGTCGTCCCCGGCGTTGGCGTAGAACAAAAAATCCTTTGCCGGGATGGCACGCCACGAACCGGCAGCGCGGGCCACCGCTGAAAATTTCTTGAAGTTCTGTGAATCCAGTTCCAGCTCAACGTCTGCGGATACTGACCCTTTGGTGTGTCCGTTAGGGACGCCGCGCGTCTGCGCCACCGCGCTGTTGTCCGTAATTGTCACGGTCGCGTTTTCAACATGAATCATGACGGCGTCATAGTTCACATCAAACGACCCGCCGCTAATGCGCTCTGTCATTGGCTACTCTCCAGTGAGGTGTCCAGTTCGATGCTGACGCCGATTTCCTTCGCGCTCTCATACGGTCGGACAACAAGATAAATTTGCACCGCTTCAGCGCTCGTCCAGGTAATCGTGATGTCGCCGTCCTTTGGCGGCTTGACCTCACCGGGGAAGGGCACCCCGTTGATCTCCGTCGAAATCGCCATTTCACGCAGCGGCTTGCCGAAATAGGTCTGATGGGCGGCAATGCTTCCCGGCGTGCTGTTCAGCGAACGATCCGCAATTTTTGGGATAGCCCGCAGCCGGACGCGGCGCGATGCCTTATCCACGACGCGCACATTTTCAATGACCTGATAATCACCGCCCTCAACATCCAGAGTGCGGCCATCGGCCCAATAAATGCCGTCGTAGTCGTGATACCACATCGGCACGCTGTAGCGGCTGGCCTGCAATGACTGCAAGACCGCCAGATCGATTTCTGCGCCGGTGCCATCCATCGGCAACGAATCTCGGCCCAGCGCGGTGACTGCGCCCGTGG